GCCACAGAGATACAGAAATGTAACGACAACACACTATACTTCTGTAACAAGTACGGTTTCATTAAAGAAGATAAAGCCGAAAACGGTATGCTGCGCTATCAGGCGTGGGATGCACAGAAAGTACTCCTATTCTTATTCGACTGCGGATACTCCATGATGATAGGTAAAGCCCGACAAATTGGTTTTACCACTACGATGTGTCTTGCAGGGATGAAAAGAGTAAACCTTAATAAGTCCTACTTCATTAAATTCGTTACTCACTCCAAAGATAAAGGGGTCGAGATCTTCCGAGATAAAGTAAAGTGGACCTACACTAAGATTCCTGACTACATTGCTCAGGACGTAAAGAACTGGACAGACCAGGTGATGTCATTCGATAAGAAGGGTGATAAGAAAGGTCGTGACGAAGGTGGTGCATCTCGCTTTCAAGTAGATAGTCCTCAGGTAGATGCAATCAACGGGGGTTCGCCATCGGCAGTATTCATCGATGAGATTGGTCTATTCGACATATTCGGTGAAATGATGCGTGAAGGTCGACCTGCTTTATTTAAGTACAACCCGGAAACTGGCAAAATGACCATGCAACAGCAGTTCTTAGCGTGGGGTACAGGAGGTGAAATGGACAAAGGGGGCTCGGTATTCGAAGCGGAGTTCAAGATGGCACTCAGTCAGTGGAGGGATAAAAACTACGAGTATGGAATCATACCATTATTCTTCAACGCCTATGCACGAAGAGGAGTCACAGACGAACACATCAACAACGAACGTAAAGCATACCTTGCATTGGAAGGAACCAAGAAAGGAGAAGTTGCCAAAGTTCAGTTCCACCAGCATTATCCTATCACAATTGACGATATGTTCCTGCGAAAAGCAAGAACGCTCGTTCCGATTCATTATTGTAATCAAAGATTAAGCGAGATATACGGTAAAGATACACCCATAGAGTACGGTTACTTCGAGCCTATTATGGATATGTCGCAGCCAACACCCGACCTAATCACCGAATATCGCATTACAGGCGCTAGATGGATCAATACATCAGGTAGAGAAGACGTATCCACCACCGCAATGATCGTACATCACCCACCAAACGGTGAAATATGGAAGAATCGCTGGTATCAAGGGACTGACCCCATCAACTCAGAGACAGGTCACTCCATGATGTGTAGTGCCATATGGGATTCACTTACTAATTCCGTTTCTTCTGTAGTATTCCATAGGGATCGCAAGTTTAAGTATACCTACCTACAGGTACTTTTGCAAAGTCTGTACTATGATCAGCAGAAAAGAGGTGGCGTAAAGGAACTAGTGGAGAATAACATTGGTGATATGCACGTAGACTTCCAAGAGATACACGGATTTAAGAATAAATTCACCGCAAACACGCAGTTACCCGAATATTTTCAAACTTATGGTGGGAAATGGTTCGGCATTTCCAACAAAGCTAACACAGCACCGAGGATTATTGCAAAAGTCGAGGAAATGATTGATGCCTACGGCATCAATATAGACGTTCCGTGGATCTGGGAGCAGCTGAAGACCTTCGTGGAGAAAGATTTGAAGAGCTCGACTAGCCACCGCCAAACTAGATACCAAGCAGCGGATACCAGGTATGATTATGATGATGCCATCTTTGCTATTGGATTTGCATATATCAATGCGCAGTCGCACGCAAGGTATGAACCTGAGAATATCAAGTCACAGGACAAGGAAACACACGTAGTCACCAAGTATGTACAGTCAAAAGAAACGAACTATCGAATGAAGTTGGCTAAGGTGGATAAGCGCACAGGTCGCATCTTAAAAATCCTGAACTAAAAACAATTATCTTTGCTATAAAATAATTAGCTATGCCCATTCAACAACGATCTCAACTTAAAGGCTTTGGTCAGAGTACTAACGAAAAGTACATTGTAGAAGATATTCATGATATTGTTACTGAGCTTAATGAAGGAGGAGGTCAAGAAGTTTTAGGTTCAAGTATTTGGGCCAATGGCTTTACAATCGTAGGGGCTATTACAGAAGACATTACTCTTCCTGCTGGCGCTACAATTAATTACACAGGTCCATTATTAATGGGTGCAACTTTAACTATTCCAACAGGAACAACTTTAAATATTTTATAATTTTATAAAAAAATAATCATGAGTCAGATTAACGTAGATATTATTGAACCATTTACAGGTGGTTCCGATTTAGTTACAGTAAATGGAATTATTTGTTCTACTCCATCAAGCGGAACAATTCAATTAACTAGTGGTTTTGCTGTTGCAAATGCTGCAACTATTTCCACATTGGTTGGAGATAGAGCTGGAGAAGGAAATACAAATACAGCCAATACATTTATTGGATATAGAGCAGGTAGATATGCTACAAATGGCTTAGGTGTATTTGTTGGTAATAGCTCAGGTGTTAACTGTACTGGATTAGCAAATACATTTGTAGGAAATTTAGCTGGTCAATCTGTTACAGGTGATTTGAATGTTTATATTGGTAATAGCGCAGGTAACAATGCTGGTTCAGGTTCAAATAACGTTGCTATTGGTAATCAATCTCTTCCTGCAACCACATCAACTTCAAACTCTATTACTTTAGGAAATGTAAGTCATAATGTTCTTCGTTGTGCCGTAACATCAATCACATCATTGTCTGATGCGCGTGATAAAAAAGATGTTGCTGACCTTAGCGTTGGTCTTGAGTTCGTAAAAGGTCTTCGTCCAGTTGAATTCGTATGGGATGACCGTGATGAAAACGGAAAACACAATGTTGCTGATTTTGGATTTATTGCACAAGATTTAAAAGCTGCTCAAGAAGATGCTGAAATGGCTGATGTATTAAAACTTGTTTATGATGAGAATCCTGAAAAACTTGAAGCTTCTTACGGTAAACTTCTTCCTATCTTAGTAAAAGCTATTCAAGAATTAGCTGCTGAAGTAGAAACATTAAAAAATAAGTAATCATGCCTATTCAACAACGTTCTCAATTAAAAGGATTTGGTCAAAGCACCAATGAAAAATATATTGTAGAGGATATTAACGACTTAGTTACTGCTGCAAATAATGTTACTCCATCTGGACCATTTTATTTAAATGCGACAGGAGGAACAAGTATAGTAAACGTCAATACAATTGAAATATCTAACTCTATATTGATTCCCGCAAATACAATTACAACAAGTGCCGTAATGGAGCTTTTATTTAGAGCTGTAAAAAATGATGCAAACACAACATTATTTTATTGCTATATTTATAAAAATACTGTAAATTCAATTTCAGGCGCATCATTATTGGGTACTATAACAGCTGGAACATCGTCAAAATCATACAAAACAAATGCTCAGAGATTTATAAATTATAAATCATCAAATTTAGAAATTATTGATCCTTCATTTGCGTCTACTACTGATTTAGAATCATCCACTAGTGGATCTATATCATTGGTATCCTTTAATCCATCAGTAGACAATTATATTTTATTAGCAGTTGGAGCCGCATCTACTACAGCTACCTGTCAAGTTTCATTTTCAAAACTAGAAATCCATGATTAATATAGAAAAAATTAGTGGAGGATTCGAGATGAATTCAAAACAATATGAATTAAAAACTAAAGTAGATGTATACAATGACACTCAATGTGTTGTTGAGACCGATCAAGGTTATATATTTATAGATACTAGCATTACTATTGGCGGTAACTCATACGAGAATGTCAATGATATGATTGATTATTTAAAATCTTAATAGTATACTAATGATTTTTAATATGAACTAGGTCTTTATCGAGGCCTAGTTTTTTATTTTCCCAAACTATTCCGTATTTATTATTTACGGCTTGATGGTAATCATCTAAAATAGAAAGAAACAATTTCATTTCTTTTTTGTTTAACATCTTGCAGGACATATTCTTGTACTTAGGATACTCTTCGAATACTCCTTTATTCATGTTAATCCAGTATAGATGATATTCTGATTTCTTTCGATGATATTCAAATGCAGGATATACGAAAGATTTGAGGATAAAGTGCTGAGTCTTATTTTCTAAAACTTGTTTAAGTTTGTTGCTTGAATAGGCACTAGATGTGCTCATAGGCATTCCAAATTAGGTCTACTTCATTACTTAAATCAAGTGTTTCAATGACCTTAAAGCTCTCATTCACTTCATTTAACCAACAAATATAGGAATTACCTAATTTAATTTGACAATTTTTCTCAATTATTTTTTTATACACGCCTAACTGAAGACTATATTTGACGAGCTCACATGATTCTAGATGCGTAATTGGCCCTGACATCTTCTTGTTGTAAATTGATTTTGAATCAATCTTCTTGCTAGTCTTGTAGTCCCATATCTGAAGCTCTTTAGCTCTGACGTTATAGAATAACTTGTCAATCATTCCACAAA